CTTCACTTGATACAGGTGTAGCAATTGTTGACTTTGCAGATTTATCATTCACAGGAGTTACGCTAACAGCAGCGGGCGCTTTAATTTATAACACATCAGCAGCAAATAAAGCTGTTTGTGCTTTAAGTTTTGGTGGAGATAAAACAGCAACAGCAGGAACATTTACAATTGTGTTCCCAGCGTTTACATCAGCGAATGCAATATTAAGAATTAGTTAGAAGGTAGTTTTATGGCGTTCGTTATAAACGACAGGGTCAAAGAAACTACTTCAACTCTTGGTACAGGCACCGTTACACTAAGCGGGGCTCAACTAGGATTTCAAAGTTTTTCTTCTGGCATTGGAGCAGGTAATTCAACTTATTACACGATTGCCTTAGGCAGTCAGTGGGAAGTTGGTATTGGTTCTTTAACGAACGCTACTACTTTTACAAGAGACACAGTAATATCTAGTTCTAATGCAAGTGCATTAGTAAGTTTTAGTACAGGAATTAAAGATATATTCTGTTCATTACCAGCGAAGGAAACACCTTCTCCAGTAATGGATCCACAATCATTTGTGAATACACACGCAACAACAATTACAGATATTCAAACAATACAATCTGGAGTATTAGCAGGACCAGTTACTGTGACAAGTACTTTAACCGTAACAGGAACTTTGGTAGTAATATAATATGTCTAAAATAGAAGTAAATGCAATTGAACCACAATCAGGAACCACTTTAACATTAGGTGCTTCTGGAGATACAATTACTATCCCTGCTGGTGCAACAATTTCTAATTCAGGAACAGCTGCAGGATTCGGTCCTACAGGAGCAGTATCTTGGGATACAACTAAAAAAACTTCAGGGTTTACAGCAGTAAGTGGAGTTGGATATTTTTGCGATACAACTTCAGCAGCTTTTACAGTAACATTACCATCTTCTCCTTCAGCAGGAGCAGTAGTAGGTATATGTGATTATGCAAATACATTTGCAACTAATAATTTAACTCTTGGAAGAAATGGTTCTAATATTGGTGGAGTTGCGGTTAATTCAATTTTAGCAACTAATGGTCTTTCAGTAACTTTTGTTTATGTAGATGCAACACAAGGTTGGATTGTAACAGATTCAGGAAATAGATCTAATTTACCAACAGCTCAATTTGTTACAGCAACAGGTGGAACAATTTTAACGTGTGGAAGTTTTAAAACTCACGTATTTACAGGACCAGGAACTTTTACAGTTTCTTGTGCTGGTAATTCTCAAGGATCTAATTCAGTAGAATATTTAGTAGTAGCTGGTGGTGGTGGTGGTGGAGTTAATAGAGGTGGCGGTGGAGGAGCTGGCGGTTTTAGACAAAACTATCCAAGTCCAACAACAGCAGGTTTACCAGTAACAGCAACAACTTATCCTATAACTATAGGAGCTGGAGGAACGGCTACTCCAGGACCAAGTGCAGTTAATGCAGTATCAGGATCTCCTTCTATATTTTCATCAATAACCTCAGCAGGAGGAGGAGCTGGAGGAAATAAAAATACACCTCAACAAATTGGTGTAGCTGGCGGATCAGGTGGAGGTGGACAAGGAGCTGATTTATCAGCTAGTCCAGGCGGAGCAGGTAATACTCCACCAGTAAGTCCATCTCAAGGAAATTCAGGAGGAACAGGAGATGCAGCTGGAGCAAATGGAGCTGGAGGTGGAGGTGGTGGAGCTTCTGCTTCTGGTAGTAATGCTACTAGTCAAACAGGAGGACCTGGTGGAACAGGAAATTATTGGACAAATCCTTTATTTGGACCAACTGCACCAAGTTATGGAACTTCAGGACCAGTTCCTGCAGTTAGATATTTTGCAGGTGGAGGTGGTGGAGCAGGTTGGGTTACAGCAGGATCTGGTGGATCGGGGGGAGGTGGAGGAGGAGGTATTGAAAATCCAACTCCTGCAATAGCAGGAACTGTAAATACAGGTGGCGGAGGTGGAGCAGGAGGATCAATTGGTGGTGCAGCTGGAGGATCAGGTATAGTATTAATTAGATACAAATTTCAATAGATAAATTATGGCTGGAATATTAAAAGTAGATACAATACAAAATTCAAGTGCTGAGAATATAATCACTCAGACTAATAGTACAACATTAACTATTGGTACTTCTGGGGATACTGTTACTTTAGCAGCTGGTGCAACATCCAGTGGTTTTGGTGCTACATACAATGGTGCAGTTAATTGGGATACGACAGTTAAGACTACAGGATTCACAGCGGTTAGTGGTAATGGATATTTCGTAAATACAACTTCAGGTGCAATAACAGTAACTTTACCAATAACCCCAAGTGCTGGTGCAATAGTTGCTATTACAGATTATGCAGGAACTGCAGCAACAAATAATATTACCATTGGTAGAAATGGTTCCAATATTGAAGCAGTAGCTGCTGACGTAGCAATACGTGCAAATAGAGATTCAATAACTTTAGTATATATAGATTCAACACAAGGATGGTTACCAGTAAATGATAACACTGGAACTCTTCTTTCCCCTTTTGTAAGTGCAACAGGTGGAACAGTTTTAACATGTGGAGATTATAAAACTCACGTATTTACAGGTCCAGGAAATTTTACAGTAACAAATGCAGGTCAACCTACAGGTTCAAACTCAGTAGAATATTTAGTAGTGGCTGGTGGAGGTGGTGGAGGTTCATCTCTTGGGGCAGGTGGAGGAGCAGGAGGTTTTAGACAAAACTATCCAAGTCCAACAACAGCAGGTTTACCTGTTACAGCAACAGCTTATCCAATAACAGTTGGAGGAGGTGGAACTGGAGGAGGTGGTGGTGTACCAGGTTATTGTGCACCAAGAGGAACTGCAGGATCAAATTCAATATTTAGTACAATTACATCAGCTGGGGGTGGTATAGGTGGTAATGGAGCAGCACAAAATTCACCATTAATTCCTGGACTTCCTGGTGGTTCAGGTGGAGGTGGAGGTATTGATAGCAATGGTAGTGGTACAACATATCCAGGAGGAACAGGAAATTCTCCTCCAGTAAGTCCATCTCAAGGAAATAATGGAGGATCAGGAATACATATAGGCCCTTCATATAACGCACAAGGAGGAGGTGGAGGAGCAGGTGGTGTAGGTTCAAATGGTACACAACCAGTTCCTGCTGCACCAGGTGGAATAGGATCACCAATAGCAACAACAATATTCGGACCAACAAGTCCATCATATGGAACTACAGGTCCAGCCCCAGGAAGATATTTTTCTGGAGGGGGTGGAGGTGGAGGCGGACCAGGAGCAGCAAATGGTGGAGCAGGTGGAGGTGGAACTGGAGCTCCTACTCCAGGTGGAGCAGGAACAACTAATACTGGAGGTGGAGGTGGTGGTGGCGGTTCTGGTAGTGTTTCAGGTGGAGCTGGAGGCTCAGGTATTGTTGTTATTAGATACAAATTCCAATAAAATAAAATTATGAGTGAAATAAAAGTAAATAAAATTAGTCCTAAACAATTATGTACTCAATTAACATTGGGTGACAGTGGAGATACTATTATCATTCCAGCTGGTGCTAATTTAAATACAGATGCTATTAAAAATTTAAATACAAGTTCAATCATTACTCAAACTAATGCTACAACTATTACATTAGGATATAGTGGTTCTACAATTGCAATTGCTTCAGGAGCAACTCAAACAGGATTTGGAAGAACAGGAACAGTTAACTGGGATACAACAGTTAAAACTACAACAGTTACAGCAGTATCAGGTGTAGGTTATTTTATTAATACAACAAGTGCTGGTGTAACAGTAAATTTACCAGCTGGATCTGCAGGATCAATTGTAGCATTGTCAGATTATGCAAACACTGCAGCAACAAATAATATAACTATTACTCCAAATAGCACAGATAAAATTAATGGTACAAATCAAAATGCTACAATTTCAACAAACGGAGCATCTGTTACTTTACTTTATATAGATTCAACACGTGGTTGGAAAGATATTAATGACGCTACTTTAAATGTAACTGGAATAAATCCATATATAGCAGCAACAGGAGGAACAGTAACAACTTGTGGTAATTATAAAATTCATACATTTACAGGACCAGGAACTTTCACAGTAACTTGTGCTGGATCCCCATTGGGATCAACTACTGTTGATTATTTAGTGGTAGCAGGAGGAGGCGGTTCTGGTTGTAATGGTGGTGGTGGAAGTGGTGCTGGAGGTTACAGAGAATCAAAAGCAACAGGAGCTCCGTGGACAGCAAGTCCTTTAGCAACCTCAACATCATTACCAGTAACAGCTACAGGTTACCCAATTACAGTAGGAGCTGGAGGAGTAGGTACTAGTTCACCTGCTGTTACTTTTACAAATGGTAATCCTTCAATATTTTCAACGATAACATCAGCAGGTGGAGGTAAAGGTGGAACTTCTAGTCCTGGAACTGCTGGTTCTGGCGGATCAGGAGGTGGAGGACACAGAACTGTATCAGCTGGTTCAGGTAATACACCACCAGTATCCCCGCCTCAAGGTAATCCTGGTGCATCAGGAAACAGCGGTGGAGGATCTAATGCTGGAGGAGGTGGAGGAGCGGCTGCTGCTGGAACAGCAGGCGGAGGTGGTGCAGGAGGTGCAGGTGGAGATGGTACTGGAACATCTATTAACTCAAGCCCAACTGTTGGAACATCAGGACCAAGTCCAACATTAAGATATTTTGCTGGTGGAGGAGGCGGAGGCGGTGCTTCTGGATCTCCAGCCCCAGGTGGTTTTGGTGGAGGAGGTAATGGTTTAACAGGTCCTTCAGGAGTACCACTTTCACCAACTACTCCAGGAGTAGTTAACACTGGTGGAGGCGGGGGTGGTGGAGCTCAAAGTTCTTGTTTTGCTGGAGCTGGTGGTAGTGGAATAGTTATAATAAGATACAAATTCCAATAAAAACTATGGATTTACAATTAACAAAAACTAAATTATAATAGGAGATAATTATGGCACATTTTGCAAAATTAGGAGCTAACGGAAAAGTTATAGCAGTATTAACACTTAATAATAGTGATATGTTAAATGCTTCTGGAGTTGAAGACGAAACAGTTGGTCAACAGTATTTAGAATTACATAATAACTGGCCAGCTCAAATGTGGATTCAAACATCTTATAATACAGCAGGTGGTCAACATAAAAGTGGTGGAACACCATTTAGAGGAAATTATGCAGGTATTGGTTATACTTGGGATGAAGAAGATCAAATTTTTTGGCCAAAAAAACCTTATGCTTCATGGGTAAAACATATTCCAACAGCGTCTTGGAAATCACCAATTGGTGATGCACCAGCATTAACTGAAGAGCAAAAGACAGCAAAATCTTATTATCAGTGGAATGAAGCTGGACAATCTTGGGATTTAAAGAATATCTCTTAATTGTTGACATCTAACTAAACAATATATATCTATTGCATAAGGTGTTATGCATAAGAAAATATTATCTCAAATAGACTTACATTTTGGTCAAGTAGAAATGCCTAAAGGTTTTGAAATAGACCGAGAAAAATTAGGTGCAGATATTTTATCATCTACTATTTATAATAGAGAATTTCCATTCTCTAGATCTTTTGATATATTACAAACATATTTACGTGAACATATAAATTTAGAATATGGATTTACTTTAATTCATAAAAAAACAATTGGTAATATATATAAACCAAGACAACATTCACACTCTTTATTACAACTTGATCCTGTAGATTTAAGAAATTCTCCAGATTATATAATGTTATATGGAGTAAATGTTGGAAAAGATTCGTGTAAAGTATTTATAGAGTATAATGATAATAGGAGAAAAGGTAGAAGTTGGGAAATAACTTTAAATAACAACGATTTTATTATGTTTCCTTCTACTCAAAGATATCATATAACTGCTAATGAATCAGAACAATTAAATTTTATATTAACTACAACTTATGAATTTATCTAATTATTACTGGTACTTTAAATCAGCAATACCACCAAAGATTTGTGATGATATTATTAAATATGGATTAAGTCATCAAGAAGATTTAGCTATTACTGGTGGACTTGGTTCTAATAGAGATTTAAAGAAAAACCCATTAAAGGAAGAAGAAGTTGTAGATTTAAAAAAGAAAAGAAATTCTAATATAGTTTGGTTAAATGATACTTGGATTTATAAAGAAATTCATCCTTATATTCATGAAGCAAATAAATTAGCTGGTTGGAATTATGATTGGAATTTTTCTGAGTCTTGCCAATTTACTAAATATAAGTTAAATCAATATTACGATTGGCATTGTGATTCTTGGGATAAACCATATGATAAACCAGAAGATCCAAATAGTCATGGTAAAATTAGAAAATTATCTGTAACTTGCCAATTAACTGATGGCTCAGAATATACAGGTGGCGAACTACAGTTTGATTGTAGAAATTATGATCCACACATGCGTGATGAAGATAGACATGTGTTGACTGTAAAAGAAATACTTCCTAAAGGCTCTATAGTTGTATTTCCTTCTTTTGTGTGGCATAGAGTACAACCCGTAACAAGAGGAACAAGATATTCTTTAGTTGTTTGGAATTTAGGATATCCTTTTAAATAATATGTTTATACAAGAATATTTTAAAACACCGATCTGGATGGAAGATAAACCAGAATTTGTAAAGTCACTTACTAAAGCAACTGACAAATATATTAAAGAAGCTAGAGATTTAAGAAAAGCTGAAATCAAAAAAACAAATGATTTTGGAACTTCTTATCATTCAACTCCATTAACTTTAGATACTAAGTTTAGAGATTTCCATAATTATGTAGGTCAAAAAGCTTGGGAGTTTTTAGATTGGCAAGGATTTGATATGCAACAATATACAACTTTCTTTTCAGAGAGCTGGGTACAAGAATTTGCTAAAAATGGTGGGGGTCATCATTCTTCTCATATTCATTGGAATCAACACGTAGGTGGATTTTATTTTCTTAAAGCAAGTGAATTAACTTCTTATCCAATATTTCATGAACCGAGAACAGGGGCACGTTGTACTAAACTAAAGCTTAAAAAACCAGATGCAATTACTCACGGTACAGAGTTAGTTCATTTTAAAGTTAAACCAGGAACACTTATATTCTTCCCAGGTTATATGGAACATGAATATGCAGTAGATGCTGGTAAAGAACCATTTAGATTTATTCATTTTAACATACAAGCAGTTCCTAAAGAAATGGCAAAGGTAAATGTCTAATAATTTTAAAAAAGATAGATTCATAGTAATTGAAAAAGCAATTGATCCAAAGATTGCAAATTTTATATACAATTACTTTTTAATGAAGAGACAAGTTGCAAGAACAATGTTTGATGAAAGATATATTTCTCCATTCACAACTGAGTTTGGTGTTTGGAATGATGACCAAGTTCCTAATACGTATTCTCATTATTCAGATATTGCTATGGAAACTTTATTATTATCTGTTCAACCTATTATGGAAAAGCAAACTGGATTAAAGTTAATTCCAACTTATTCATATGCAAGGATTTATAAAAAAGGAGATATACTACATAGACATAAAGATAGATTCTCTTGTGAGATTTCTACTACATTAAACTTAGGAGGAGATAAATGGCCAATATATGTTGAGCCAGATCCTAAGAAGGGTGGAGTAGTTGAAGGAAAAGGATATGTAACTGAAAATACAAAAGGTATTAAAGTAGATTTAAAACCTGGTGATATGTTAGTTTATAGAGGAAATTTATTAGAGCATTGGAGAGAAGAATTTAAAGGCCAAGATTGCACACAAGTATTTTTACATTACAATAATGCTGCAACTAAAGGCGCAAAAGACAATATCTTTGATAAAAGAAAACATCTAGGTCTTCCGAGCTGGTTTAAGAAATGATATAATTCTATATTGGGAGGGGTCTTCCACCTATACACCAACCCTTCCCATTATAGGATTATTATATGTTTTT